AAAAACTGAAGGCGTGGTTTCTGGCCTTAAATTAAAGGGCGTTAAGAACGAAGCTGCTGGTGCTTTTGCAAATAAAGTTGATCCAGATGGTGTAATTAGAATTAATAAGCCAAGGGAACAGTGGGAACACCAAAGACCTGCAATGGGATCTGAACGTGAAGCAGCAAGAAAGGCTGGAATTATCTAACAGGTAAATAATATATTATGAATCCATTTGATTATGTGAAATCAATTAATGAATCGAAAGTGAATTTGATGGTTGATACGGAGAATGATGAGTTGGCAGAGAAGGGTTATGTTCCCTTTCTGACCAACAAGTCATTCTCGTATCATATTGACACAATCCTCTATGCAAACGAAATTAATCAGTTTGCACACATGGATAACAAGCTTCAATATGAATACTATCTAAATGGTATTCCTAAAAAGAAGCGGTTTAGCCAGTGGACAAAGAAAACCTCCAATGAAGATTTAGATATTGTAGTCGAATACTACGGCTGCAATTACATTCGTGCTGCCGAAATCTTGACAATTATAAATAAAAAACAGTTCAGTCTGATTAAAAATAAATTGCAAAAAGGCGGGACAAATGAATAGATCTGCGTAGTTGATGGTTAGAAACAACTACTCCGATTAAAATAAATTACAAAAAGCGGAGTGAGTAAACATGAGTGTAGTTGAATCCTTAGTAGAAGTGAGCCTTCTAGAACAAGAAGACTTTTTAAAGATTAAAGAAACTTTGACTCGTATTGGTGTGGCTTCAAAGAAAGATAACACTTTATACCAATCTTGTCATATTCTTCATAAGCAATCAAAATATTACATCGTACATTTTAAAGAGCTTTTCATGTTAGATGGTAAGCCGTCTAATTTTTCAGATGATGATAAAGCCAGACGAAATACTATTGCCACTTTATTAGAACAGTGGGGGCTTCTTAAAGTTGTTCGTCCAGAATATATTGCAGAAATGATGGCACCTATTAGTCAAATCAAAATCATCTCTCATAAAGAAAAAGATGATTGGGAATTAGTAGCCAAATACAATATAGGTCGGAGAAAATGATAGTAACCTTTAGGGAATTTGTAGAGACTATACCTGAACATGAGCCTAAATTTAATAAACTTAGTGATGATCAAATTTCCAAAAGAGGAAACCTATCACATACTCTTGAGACTGACAGATTCCATGTAAAAGCTATCGACCACAATGACGGGTTTAGAACTTATACTGTTCATGATAAGGTTACCGGAGAACATGTCGGTACTGTTGAAGGCCAGATGCTGCATAAAGGCAAAACTTTCAGAGCAGAAGAAGTAACTAAGGATAGAACTTCTCATCCACAAATGATGCATGAAGTTTATAATGCAATATTGAATAACGGAACTTCGATGATGAGTTCTGGGTCTATAAGCAAAAAGGCACATAAGATCTGGGAACGCTTGCATTCTGAGGATAGACCTGTTAGACTAGTCAAAGATGGAAAGATTGTTCCAAATTCTAGCCCTGACTGGAAGAAAAATGTCCAGAAGCCTACATTAAAAAATATAGAAAATCCTACAGTTTACTTTGTAAGGGCTAAGTAAATTGTATAAATAGAGTTTGAGATTGCCATGCCTTCGGGGTGGCGCGTTTGGTAGTATCGTATAAACTGCCAATTTATTAATCTTGCTTAACAGGAGATACTTATGACTAAGACATACTATGTCCCAAAAAACTGGGATGCCTTCAACTCGTTCTTTGTTGGTTTTGATCATGTCTTCAACGAAGCTTCAAAACTTCATGACGATATCACAAAGAACATTCCCCACTATCCTCCGTATAACATCAAGAAACTTGATGAGAACAAGTACGCAATCGAGCTTGCAGTAGCTGGTTTCGGTCGTTCTGACATTGAGATTGAGTTTGTCGAGGATAAGCTAGTCATCAAGGGTAATTCCAAAAATGACGAGGCTAATCCTTATCTCTATAAGGGAATCAGTACTCGTGGCTTTACACGAACATTCTCTCTCAATGATTCTATCGAGATCAAGGGTGCTGAGATGCTAAATGGTATTCTTCAGATTGTTCTGGAGCGTATTATTCCTGAGCATAAGAAGCCCAAAAAGATCGAAATTAAAGAACCAACCACTAAACAGTTTCTTGCGGAGGAAAAATGAGTAAAATTTTACAAGTAGGTCTGGCTATAGCAATGTGCTCAATGCCTATTGCATTTGGTTCATTACTAGCATCTAATCTATCAATTTCACAACCTGAAATTATGGGTTAATGTAACATACGAAAGGGGGGAAGCAATTTCCCCCTTTTCATTCTTCAGTCGCATCAATACTTTTCAATTTGATTCCCGCCAATAAACCTATAAATCCACCTACGATAGTCTGAAAAGCTGGACCTATAAGTTTAAAAATTTCCATATTATCTATGCTTGAATTAAATAACCCTACCATCAATGTTCCTACCATAAATATAACCACAGTACAAAGTGTTACTGTAACTAGAATAGTGACTATTGCAGTAAGTTTATTTAGAGTCATTTTAGACCCCTAAAATTTTTGCATATTCGTAAGTGTGCTTTTTACGATCTTCTAACCCAATTATGCCACCATTGATTCTTTTTGTTAGAGCAACAATAGCATCATCGTTGATACCTCTATCGCAGATATCCCAGAGTTTATTCTTATCAAAGAAAAACATAGCAGACTCAAAAGCAAGTTCACTAGAAACTATATCTGGATTGGTGAGCACATCAGGACGACCAATTGATTTAGCAAAAGCCGCATAGTTATCTTTACCGGTTAACTGAATAGCACCGCGCCCACGATATTTGTAACCATCACCAGAAGATTCATCGCCATTTCCCATACGATTAGCGTACACTTTATTAGCAATGTTTTCTGGTTTTTTAGCGTAAAGAGTAGCAACCCCAATACCAGCAAAATATTTACTAAAAACTTTTACAAGACTTTCTGCACTGTAGTTTAAATTCTCAGTAAAAAATTTAAATCCACCGGTTTCATGAGATGTTTGAGCGAAAAAATGGGCAGCACGCACTTTAGGCATTTTGTAAAATTCTACAGCAGCTTTAAGAGTGCCCGGACCCCATGCACCGTCAGCAGTTACTCCAATTTTAGTTTGAAAATCTTTTAAACTCATATAAGATTCCTTAAATAGTTGTTGTCTTAATGATTATAATATGATATAATAACCCCATCTATTACTTATTTATTTTGGATTAAAAATGAAATTCTATACTTCCGTCATTCAACGTGGCGATAATATTTTGTATAGAGGATACGATAACGGAAAACTTGTGCAGAAGAAGATTCGTTATAAACCCTACCTTTTTGTAGAATCCCCTAAGCCATCTAAGTACAAAACTCTACAGGATGTATCCGTCCACAAGATAGAGTTTGATTCTATTGGGGATGCTAAGGAATTTGTAGAAACTCATGAGGGGGTTTCTAACTTTACTATTCACGGTCAAAGCCCTCGTTCGTTTAATTACCTTTGGATTTATGACAATTTTCCTACCGAAATTGCTATTGATGTTGACCTAATTAAAATTGTATATCTTGATATTGAGGTAGCATCTGATGATGGGTTTCCTAAACCAGAATTTGCAGATAAAGAAGTAACTGCAATTGGTATGAAATTTAAGGGGAATAAATTAGTATTTGGTTGTGGTAACTATTCCGCTAACGATGATGTCAAATACATCAAGTGTCGTGATGAAGCTCATCTTCTAGATTCTTTTCTTAGGGTATGGCGGGAGATGGACCCTGATATTATTACAGGGTGGAATGTTGAATCATTTGACGTAATGTATCTTATTAATCGTATTAATAAGGTTCTTGGAGAAAATGAAGCAAGACGCCTTTCTCCTTGGAATATTATTCTAGAAAAAAAGGTTAGTCATGGTAAAGCAAATGGTCATTTCACTGCTTATGAAATCTTAGGTATTGCAATTTTAGATTATCTTCAGCTTTATAAGAAATTTACTTATAGTAATCAGGAATCTTATAAACTCGACCATATTGCCATGGTAGAACTTGGTGAGAAAAAGCTTGATTACTCTGAGTATGGTAATCTATATGAGTTGTATCGAAACAATTATCAAATGTTCATTGATTATAACATCAAGGACGTAGAGCTTGTAGAACGCTTAGAAGATAAACTTAAACTTATCGAACTTGTTTTTGCAATGGCTTACAGTGCTAAAGTAAACTATGTGGACACTTTTGGTGTTGTAAAGCTTTGGGATATTGTTAGTCATAACTTCTTGCTGGATCGCAACATTGTCGTTACACCAAAAGAAAGCATTCCTGATATTCCATATGCGATGATGAACTCGCCAGAGAATCTTATGAATGATTCAAGCGATGAAGGTTCTTTTACTGGTGCATATGTTAAAGTGCCTCAAGTTGGAATGCATGAGTGGGTTTGTTCATTTGACTTGAACAGTCTATATCC